AAACACTGCCTACGAAGTTGTTAGCGGAATGATAGACGCAGGAGTTTTTAAATCTACGGATGCCACAGTAGTTCTAGATCCAGAAGATTGGAAACAATCCATGTCTTATTTAATTGAAGCGTCTGATGACCCTAGTATTTTTCTATATAAAAAATTAGCAGATATCTCAGACCCCATAACAGGCGACACACGAGAACAAATAAACTCTGTTAAAAATGAAATAGAGTCAAATGCAAAGGCTTATGCTGAAAGTGTGAATTTAGTTGAAACAAATCCGGAAAAGTATGCAGAAGGAGTAAAAAACTCTCTCATAGACGGTGTTTTTAATGCAGAAGGTTCTTTAACAGATAAAATATCTGCGGTAGAAAAAATATTAGCAGCGGATACTCAAACTGTGATTGATAATACTTTTAACGCTCCTGTAGAGATGGCTAAGACCTTTTACAAAGAAAATTTAGGAATACCCGATGATCCCTACACTAGATTTCAAGAGTCTCAACAATTTATATACGGTCCGAGCCCCTTTGGATTCTATGGTACATTACCCTACATAGGATAGTAACTTGTCTATATATAATACTTTACAATACGAGCCTCCGTTTAAAAAAGAAATTGCAAAAGACAGTTTGTTTATGCGGAAAGCATATCCAGAGTTATATGGCTCTAAATCCTCAAACACAAAAAATCAAGTATCTGCACTTATGGCGCAAGAGGGCATGAGAGTTCCCGGAGAAGCTCCTCCTCAAGAAGCAGTCAACGGCCCTGCTTCTGGTGTCATAGGCGGCGAGAACGCCTCCCCTGCTGAAACAGTCGCTGACGACATCCCTATGGATGTTCCTGAAGGGTCTTTCATCATCAACGCCGCCGCTGCAGAGGTGGCAGGATATGGTGATATCAAGACAATGATTATGGATGCTATTGGCGTTGCTCGTCGTCTTGGTGTTGAAATATCTACAGGTGACGAACAGGTAGGCGACGAAGAGGCAGTTGACCTGCTCGTGTCAAAAGGCGAGGTCTACATCGAACCTACTCTCGCAAAGATTATCGGCTACGACGTACTCGAAAAGATTAACAACAGAGGTAAACGTGAAGTAGCCCGCCGCCAGAAGGAAGCTGAAGCTAAACAACAACAAGAACCGCAGCAAGCTCCCCAACCACAGATGGCGCAAGATGGTGGCTTCGTAAAAAAAAAGTTCGCTGATGGAGATAAGGTAATAACACGATTAGATGATCCAGACCGTATACCAGATGAGTATGACTTAATGGGAGAAGCGTCTCCAGTCCCTGATGAACAGATCGCTATGGGAGATATTGAGTATCAAATGGAGACGATGAGACGTTCTGGTAATGACCCAGTTGTGATGAAGGCTTTTGCTGATGATTTAGGTCGCACACTTAGTGATTTTTCCCGTGCTCGTGATACATCTGTAGGAGAGTTAGTAAAACAAGATCGTGGTCGCTTTATACAAAATTTAGAAACATACGCACTGCTTAACGACCCAAAAACTTTCAACGATGAAGATGTTCAAAAAGATATCGAGGAAAAATTTAAAGATTATTTAAGTAAGTTAGAAAATACAGATAGCTATGTTGGCGACTATTATGATGATGATCGTATAAAAAAAGCTCAAGAAGAAGGAAGAAATTTTTTACCTAAAGCAGGACAAAGCTATCAAGGAGTATATATTCCTCCTCGCTTTCAAACTAATCTGCTGACGGGAGAAAAAGAAACACTCGGAGACAGAATATTTTATCCTACGGGCAGGGGATCCGCTGAAAATTTAGTAATGGCCCAATACATTTTATACCATGAGCTTATACATAAAAGTCATGAAGAGTTAATAGGAAATCATGTTCAGCCTCGTAATAAAAATAAGTTAGCTGAAGGCATTAATTTTAATAGCCTCTTACACTTAGATGTTCATCAAAGAACTTATGACGCTTACAAGAACGACTTATCTAAAAATCAACTTATTGATTTTATAGATGGAGCACAGTTCATGTATGCATATAAAGATGATCACACGAGCAAATTTAAAAATTTATTAGCTGATCTTACTGATTCGCCAAACACATTGGAATGGTGGGAATATAGTTCTAAAATAAGAAAATACTCGCCAGAAAAGGTACGCTCGATAGCAGATACAGTATTTGATACGGTGGATAACTTACCAGAAATAAAAGAACTAAACAAAACATTAAATACTGCTGCCGCTAATAAACAAGCAGATAGATTTTCAAAACTAAGAAACTACAACAAACAACAGGATTCTGGGGGATTCGTCCCCAAGAAATAGGACAGCTACCCGTTGCCAGCGGCCCTGTCTATATCACTAACCGAAGCAGCTACCCTTAATTGGCCCTGCACAGGAGAAGTAACATGGCAAAAGCAAAAGGCCACCGCGCCAACAAACCAAACGATTCCTTTGGAACAATCAACAACACTGGACTTTATCGCGGATCTTATCGTGACGACGTATATAAGGACGAGGATGAGGACGGAGTTGAAGCCGCCGAGAACACCGAACAGATGGACCCCTCTACTGAGGCTACTCCTGAAGAAACAGGATTCTCAAAAAAGGCAACAAACAATGATGACGTAGACTACAAGAAGCGTTACGACGATCTCAAACGACACTATGATGCAAAGCTATCTGAGTGGAAGGATGAGAAAGCCGAACTCGCCTCACAAGGGGAAACATCTCCTGAACTTGATGCGCTCACACGACTCAAAGCTCCTAAGAGCCTAGAGGAGTTAGAACAATTCAAACAGGATTATCCTGATGTCTACGGTATTGTTGAGACAGTATCTGCCCTGAAAGCGGACAGCCAGCTGGGAGAACTTCGTAGTGAAGTTGAACAGTTGCGCCAACGTGAACAAGATATGGAGGTTCAGAAGGCATACCAAGAACTACTACGTTACCACGAGGACTTTGATGAACTCCGTAACGATGAGAAGTTTCTGGCATGGCTCGACGAGCAACCACAAAGTATGAGTGATGGTATCTATAAGAACAACACTGATGCAAAGTGGGCAGCACGTGTCATTGATTTGTATAAGGCTGACATTGGTTTGTCAAAAAAGAAAAGAGGTAGACCACCTGCATCTGCTGCAGATTCCGTGACCAAACGTCAATCAAAAGAAGTTAACGTCAATGGTGATGGCGGGCAACGTATGTGGAAAGCCTCAGAAATAGGCCGCATGAAACCTCACGAGTTCGAGGCCAACGAAGCAGAACTCGATAAGGCTCGTGCAGAAGGGCGCATCGACTATAACGCTTAACCATCTAACATAGGAAGGATAATACGATGGCTTTCAATAGTGCATCAGGTCATAATAACCTGCCTTCCGGTAATTTTACACCGGAAATTTTTAGCCAGAAAGTTCTCAAGTTTTTCCGCCGTGCTTCGGTTGCAGAAGATATTACGAATACCGATTACGCTGGTGAGATTGAAAACTTTGGCGACACCGTTCGGATCATTAAAGAGCCGACAATCACCGTATCTAGCTACGCTCGTGGCTCAGTGGTGAACCCACAAGACTTGGCTGACGACCAAATTACTATGGTTGTTGACCAAGCAAACGCTTTCGCGTTTAAAATTGACGACATTGAAGAGCGTCAATCCCACGTCAACTTCGAAGCTCTTGCTACTTCTTCAGGTGCATATTCCCTGAAGCGCAAGTACGACGCAGTTGTCTTGGATCAAATTGCAACCGACGCTGGTCTTACTGGCGAGTCTGGTGCTTCTGTAAGTCAAATTTCAGGCATCGGTACTCTCGGCTCTGCTCTGGATATCGGTGGTGCTTCATCTCCGGGTGACACCGCTGTGAACACAATGTTGAAAATGGCTGAGTCCCTTGACAACCAATCTGTTCCAGAAGAGAACCGCTGGTTCGTTGCTCCCCCATCTTTCTACAAGCACCTTTTCTCAGCTGGTGCGAAGTTTGCTGAAGTTCAGGTAACTGGCGACGCAACTTCCCCACTGCGTAACGGTCTTGTATCGTTGGGTAACATTGCTGGCTTCCAGTGCTACAAGTCTACTGCTCTTGTTTCAAGTGGCGGAACAGACCAAGTAACACTGACAGGTCTTGCAACA